GGCAGCGATTACCCGCTTGCGCCACGTGTCCATCTTATCACCAGTAGGCTGTTTCCGGTTGCCTTCGAGAGCGCCGATTACGGCTGCAAGCTCAAGGTTGCTCATGTCCTTGCTGCTTGTTTTGCCGAAACCTTCGAGCAATGCCTCCTTGTCTTCGTCTGTCAACCCTTTCTTCGTGCAAAGGGTGTGATACTTCTTCAGTAGCCTTGCGTGCTGTAGCTGTCCTGTTGTTTTCGTTTCTGTTGTTGTCATATCGTTTGTTTTTTTAAGTCAAAATCTTGTGCTCCCTTATCCCATATAACGAAAGGAGAACCTCCGCCGAATCGGCTCTGAGGATATGCCCTGAAGCCTTGCACGTATATCTTCACGAAGGCGTCGTACTTTACGCTCATCGCAACGTTGCCCCTCGGATTAGCCCCCTCTGCGTGGCTGATGTAGATGAAAAGCTTCCGTGGAAACATGTCCCGCAACCGCTTGTATTCGTAATAGTTCATCCCAGTATATTGCAGACTGTCGATTATCACCACCTGCGGGCTGCGCTGTTTCTTAAGCCGCTCCTTGAGTTCTGCCATGTCCTCCTTGTCCAGCAGGAGGAAGTTGCGTTTCGCATCGCTCATTCCAACCTCCTCGATTGCGCGCTGCATGGATGCGCTCAGGCCTTCCTCCAGGCTGTCGTAGCCCACCTTGCAGAATCTGGCCAGATACTTCGCCAACTGGAGTGCGAACCTTGTCTTTCCGTTTGCGCTGCCGCCCCATATAAGCCAAGACCCCGTCAGTTCCGGGCTTCCTATGCTAGCCAGCCATTCCCCGTCAAAGTCTATCACGTTAGGCTTGTAGTTGCGTATCTGGGTTACCGTTAGTGCTTTCTTCATTGCTTTCAATCCCTTGTTTAATCAGCGTTTAAACGGTGGTCAACTTGCGTTTGCGAAGCACCGCGTGTACTCTTCTCTTCACCCTCCTGAGGTCGCTTTCGCTGTCTGAGATTATCGACTCTATGTCTGCCGTCTCCGTTATGCCGTTCACTTCGCAGATGGCAGTTATGTCTTGCGCAGTCACCCCTTTAAGCTCTAGACATTTCCTTCCTAAACGGCTCCATATCTCATTGTATCCTCGCTTGTTCAGCTTAATGCCCCGATGGATTCGCTTCTCAAGGTGCGAGGTTGCGCACAGCATTATTCCGCATTCGTCTTCGAGGTTGTTGTATAGGGTAATGAAGAAGTATAGTACCTGATCACTCAGCTTGTCCGCCTCATCCAATATTAAAACAGGGGACTCCTGCATCTTCAGCGACCGCACCGCTTCGTGCATCATCTCGCCAACGGTGTAGCCTGTGTAGTCCTTTCCCATCGACGTGAGAAGCTCTGTTAAGAACATCTTTCTATTCCAATACTCGTTACAACACAGCAGGTAAACCTGCTTGTGGTTTGCGGCGTACTGTTTCAGCGCGAACGTCTTTCCGCTGCCGGCGTTGCCCGTTACGCCCATCACAAGGCTGTTCTCCTTCACGTCATCAAGCAGGAATTTCAACTTCTTGAAGTCCGTGGTCTCCACTGCCTCCCATTTGTCTTCCTTGCAGCCTATCTGAGCCGCCACATTGCGCCACATTTCGTCTTTAATCAAGTCCCACTTGCCGTTCAGCATCTGTGAGATGGTAGCACTACTTACCCCCTTAAGGCTGTTTGCCGCCTTGTTCTGTGATTCGTACCTGTCGCAATAGGCCTGCAGCCCATTCGCAATCTGCTGTTTTCTGATTGTCTCCATTGTGTTATGTTGTTAATGTTAATATTCGTCCAGCGCGGAGAACATCTCTTCCGTCTCCGTCCTTATCGTCTCCACTTCTTGCACTACGATGTCACGTGCTTCATTTCTTCTGTCCTTGTGTTGCCCGCGACTGTCCGTTATTAGGAACTTCTGCGTCATCTCCAGCATCTTCTGTCCGTCAAGGGCTTTCGCCGCACCTTCCTGATAGCCTACCATCTTGTTCTTCATCTTCTCCTTCATCCGCTCGTTGTAGGCGCGCACCCGCTCCAGTTCCGCATAGTCACCTTCCGTCCTCTCTATCAGAGCCATCGGCTGAACATACTTTTCCTCCAGTTCGTACTGCAGGGTCTGCTCTTTGTTTACTGCCAATGCCACATGGAGGTCGTCGGGGTCGTAGACCACGTGCCAGCGTTCTGCCGGATGGTCGCGGAACGTAAGGTCGAAGCAGTCATAGTCCCGTCTTATGCCTCCGATGATTATCTTCAGTCCGGAACCCTGCAACACGTTCGTCCGTCCGCTTGTTTCTCCATAGGCGAGCAGGTATTGCGCCAATGGGAGAGGCAGACGGTTTTCTGCCGGCATGGCGGTGAACTTCCCTACATAAGCATCGTGCAGTTCCGCACGTTCCGCCTCTAGGAATCGTACCACCTGTGCGCACACGCCTGCGAAGTCGGGAAACTGTGTTTTATGTTTCTGTAGGAAGTCTCCGTTTGGCTGCAGTTCCCTGCGGCTGGTAACGCCAAAGCCTGTCCAATTGGGCTGTAGCTGGCAGTACTTCTTGTTAAAGTACTTGAACCACGGCTCTATTATCTTTGCCTTCGCATTGCCTACTGCGGCGGGGGTTACCTTGTCGCCGCTGACTTCGTACAACGGTGTCAGGTTCTTCATCTGGTAGCGGTCGCTCTGTATCTGCTGCACCCTATACATCTGTCCGAAGAGTTGCTCCGTGTGCTTGTGTGCGTTTCGGAGAGCCTCCCGAATCAATGCCGGGCTTTCGTGCAAACCGATGGCGTAGCCTATCGGGTACTTGCAGCATGCGTCCAGCACCACCACCATCGTAATTCGGTTTGTGTAAGTTGTAGCCTTGCCATCCTTCTTGTCCTGGTAGGCAAGCTCTACGTCCCATCCGTCCATTGTCCAATAGTACAGCGGGAACTCGGGGGCTTTCCTCTTCACTTGCATGGTTCTGTCGTTTGCCCATGCCTTGGCCCCATGCCTGCGTGCGTAGATGTCGCTGTCCAACTTGTTGCGCCAAATCGCCACCGTGGAGCTTGTTATTGTCTTCCACTTCATCGTTTCCGCCATCATGTTGTATAGCCTAGAAACTTGTGCGTCGTCAAGGTTGCGTGGGTCGCTTACCAATGTGGCGAGTACGTTCATTTGTCCCTCGTCCATCACCTTGGCGGCATTGCGGTGCTGCTCTATGTAGTTTCTGTGAATAAGGCATTCATAACCTTCCGACTTGTACTCCTTGAACTTACGCTCCAGGCTTCTTTCGTTCTCAGGAAGGTTGTGCGGGTAGCGTGTGCGGTCTATGTTTGCGGCGGCATCCTTCAACTCGCCCCAAAAGTTCTTCCCTGTAACTCCGGAAGACTTTCTCCTGCCTTTCCTTCGTTCTATCTCCCTGCCTATCGCATCCAGCACCACCGCATTGGCGTAGTACTCTCTTCTCCGCTGCAACGGAAGGTGGCGGCCGTCTGAGATTGTGAATTCATCGAAGTAGGCTGCGGCCTCACGGTTGTCCTCCAGCAGTTCTGCCAGGATGTTGGTCTCCGCCATCTTGTAGGCGTTGCCGCCGAGCAGTTCGTCCACCTTGGCCTTGAACCTATCGGGCAGGCTTTCGTATGCAACCAGCGCCTCGCAGCCTCGGCAGCCTCGCCGAACGACGTTTATGTCCTTGCGATAAGCTAAATTTTTATATGTTCTCACAGAAAACACTTTGTTTTCTAGCAACCATCTAGCCTCAATCGCCAATATGTTGTTGTAATACTGCATTCCTTCTTTGTTTTTGTGGGGTGCGTGGAGTCGAACCACGCCGCAAACCATTACCCCTGCCATCTGTATCCATTGAAAATGATTACCTTTATGGTGTCTAATCAAAAATTGTAATCATTATGGAAATAGAAATGTTTGAATCAGAAACCGATTTTTCCCGAAGAGTTATCAAACCTCTATTATGCCCCGTGCACGGGAAACACGCTCGACTGTCCTTCAACTTCGACCTTGACGAACACGCCTTTCCTTATATAAGACGTTGCTGCTGCCTTGAATTTGCTCAAACGGTAGCAGATACGCTTTACGATACCGGAATCTTCGACGCTGTTTACCTCGAAGACAAAAGCGGCTTGACCGCCAAAACTCGGATCGTTAAAAACAATGGTCTGCGTTGAATCGCCGTACTTCAGCCCCGCTTGTCGGAGAGTGTCCATTTTCTTGCCTTCTATCTTGCCTTCGAGGTTGAAGGCCACGGCAACCAATCGTTTGTCTTTTGCTTGTATTTTCATTTCATGTTAGTTTTTAGAACCCAGCGTCGTGGAGCACCTTCTCCACGTCCGCTATGGTTGCGTTATCCACTCTGTTTACTAATTTCCCGTTTCGGGTTACCCAAACAATGCTGTTGTTGTAGTTTGCCCATACCTGAATCCTGCCATTGTCGGCCAGCAGGTAGTTTTTGTATGCTGTTGCTGTCATGATCATATGTTTTTTAAGTATTTTCCCATAAACTCCTCCCGCCATTCCGAATCGTCGAGCATACTCCCCAGTTTGGCTTTGCGTGCCGCATAAATAGCCAACTCCGCTTCTATGGCCGTGTCCTTCTCGTGCCCGCTCAGCACCATGCGTATCCTCGTGCTGCTTACGTGGAGCTTGCGTGCCACCATTTCGTGGTCCGTATAGGTCAGGTGATCTCTCAGTTCGGCAAGCCACATGTGGCGCTTTTTGCGCTCCGTCTTGGCTTCCAGCTGCAACCGCTCTTTGCTGCCTGGCGCTGCGTAGCTGCCGTTCTTGCGCAGACACGGCAACACCTCCGATGTCACCCACTTCAGGAATGCTTTCGCCTCTGGTTTGCGGCTCTGGAAGATCACGGCGTACAAGCCGGACTCGTTCACGGTAGTCATCTCCTGCTTTCCGCCAAGGGTGTCCACTACCATGGGATACCCCTTTTCGTCATCGTCTAACCGAGCCACCACGTCTCTATACTTGCTGATATCCAAAATCTCGCATATATCCTTGGCCACGAACCACGGCTCGCCCTTAATCACTTGCATCCGTATGGGTGCGTTGTCTTTGAATTGTAAAATGGATGTTGTCATACGTCTTTTTTCCATGATCTTATTTTTAGTCGATTTCTATTCCTCCTAACTCAATTGCCTTTGCCCGGATGGCTAGGGCTGTGGGGGTAAGCTTCTCCCCGCCAAGTGATTGTCTCACGTACTGAAAGCTGGTACTGAACTCCCTCACCAGGTTTTGTTTTTCGCCGTGATCGACCACGATCTTCGGCATTTGTTTTTTTACCATCTTATTCATACTTTTGGATGTTGTGTAATTTACTTTTATGTCGTTTAATACGATGCAAATATAGATAATATATTTTCTAATACGCAAATTATGGATAATAAATTTTCCAATATTAAAGAAAGAATTTTATATCTTGTTGAATATCACAAAGATATAAAGGACGATTTTTTTAAAGAAATCGGGATGACTTACGGAAATTTTAAGGGAGAAAACAAAAAGACACCTATAAACTCCAATGCATTGGTTAATATTTTATCTAAATATGCTGATATTTCTGAGCGTTGGCTTCTTACAGGCGAGGGGGAGATGCTGAAGGAGGATAGGGAGAACCATTTTCGTGAAGCCACGAAAATGATACCAGCGACTGGTGTCAATGGAATTCCTCTGATACCAATCAATGCAATGGCAGGTTTCGGATCGGGAGAATGTCAGGTATTAGAATACGAATGCGACAGGTATGTGGTGCCGCTATTTAAAGAAGCGGAATTCCTCATCACCGTCAAAGGCAGCAGCATGATACCTAAGTACAATAGTGGAGATATTGTAGCCTGCAAAAAGTTAGCATTGGATGACTTGTTCTTCCAATGGAATAAGGTGTATGTGTTAGATACCGCACAAGGAGCACTTATAAAAAGGGTGCAGGAAGATAAGGATCATGAAGGATCCGTACTTATAGTGTCCGACAATCCCGCATACCCTCCGTTCTCGTTATGTGCAAATCAGATTCATTCCATAGCTATCGTGGTTGGGGTTATAAGACTGGAATAAACCCGTCCATTCCCAGCCACAGACACTTCCTTTTGTTACAAAAAGTAACCAACTGTCTATAAATCAAATCATTGCAGTTGTTTTAAACTGTCAAAAAAATGTATTACGGGGGTCAACTCGTTCAAATAACCTCCGCTTTGTGGTTCTACTCGGTTAATTTTTCGCTTTGTTTTGAAGCCCCATTTGAAGCCCCATTTGAAGCCCCATAGCCGTTTTTTGGCAAAAAACAGCATAAAAAACACGTCCCCGGAGTAATTTTGTACTACGGGGACGTGTTTTGTTAATATATCATTGAAAATCAAGAAGAAACGCATAAAAGAGGCTGTAAAAGAG